ATAAAATACATACCTGTGCCGACGAAAATAACGGCACTCACGCAGACCCTGGAAATTGATGATATTGCGGCCACCTCCGGATCTTATTATTTGGCCGAACATTTCGCCATGGCCGATCAGAATAGTGAGTTGGCGGCAAGATGCAAAGAGAAATTCCGGGAACTGAAAATGGAGTCGATGATAAAACAGCCTCTGCAACCGGCAGAGATAAAAGATCTCTATTCAATCAGCGAAATTAAGTGAGGTGGTGATACATGGCCCAACTACAACCCTACACTATTGAAAAATTCCTCGGGGTAAACAAGAGCGCAACAGAAACACTGCTCCAGCTTGGCGAAGCAAGCAATTCAACGAACTGGATAATTACAGATGATTATAAGCTTCAAAAGGCTTACGGCTATATCCAACTTTTTGCCACCCTTGGGGCGCACGACATAAACGGCATGTGGTATGGCTCCATAAGCGGCACAAGCCACCTCATATTCGCCTGTAACAGCCATGTATATGAACACAACCTGAATACAGGAGCAAATACAGACCTCGGTACAGTGGCGGACGCAAATCCGACCACTTTTTTTGTATCCAATAACACGGTTTACATTATGGACGGTACAGACCTTTATTCGTGGGCCGGGAGTGGTAGTATTGCCAGTGTCTCAGGGTATGTGCCGACAGTCTACACCGCAGCACCCCCGGCAGGTGGCGGTACGATACTGGAGTCAATCAACTACCTGACCGGGGCCAAAACACAGAAGTTTAGCGGAAATGCCTCGGCTACGGTCTACCAGTTGGCAGAGTTAGGTATAGGCTCAGTTGACTCCGTTTATGTCGGCGGGGTACTAAAGACAGTGACCACTGACTACACCGTAAACCTGACCAATGGTACAGTAACCTTTGTTTCAGCCCCGGCCACAGGGGTAAACAACGTGGTTATCACCTGGACAAAGACCGTGGCAACAGACCGGGACACGATAGTTAAAAACCGCTATTACGGCGGGGTATATTACGCCCGGTACTGGATATTCGGCAACCCCGACCACAAAGCAACCCGTTACCCCACAGGCGTTACAATGGCGGGTGCATCTGACCCTTCGTTCTGGCCTAAGTTTGCAGAATCGGATGTTGGGGAATACGAGATAACCGACATTGTCACGCAGTACAATAAGCAGCTTATTTTCACGTCAGGCGATTCTTCGGAGGCTTCGGCCTGGTACTCGGAGGAAGAAGATTACCGGGACGCTACTACCGGGGCTATAACCGCCCTATTCCCGGTTTTCCCCATGAACTCTAAAATCGGGAATGTAGCCAAGGGGCAGACCCAAATCATAGGGAATAACCCCTTCACAATCTGGAAGGGCATATATGAGTGGGTTAGCACTTATGTGATGAACGAGAAAAACGCCCAATGGAAGTCTAAGCGGATACAGAATGATCTTGACACGGTTGACCTGACCACAGCCTTAACCGTGGACTGGAGCGACAAGGGGCAGTATTGGCTATGCGTAGGCACTATGATATGGGTGCTTAATTACCGCACCGATACCTGGCATATCCTTGAACTTCCCGATACCCCGACCTGCTTTTGTCTGGTTGAGGATAAACTCTATTTCGGAACCACTGCAGGCCAGATCATGAAGTTTGACGAGACTTTAAAGACATATAACGGCACCACGATTGAAGATTCATGGGAAATGGGCTTCTTTAACTTCGGCGTGGAATGGCTGAGAAAATTCATTCAGCGTATTTTCGTGACCATTCTCCCGAGGATTAAGACCCATATAGACATAACCTATGAGACTGATAGAAGCGGGGAGAACAACACCTACACAGCAGAGTATTCGATTAGTACGTTTGAAAACATGAATTTCGCCGCTTTTTCCTTTGAGACAAATTACTCTCCACAACCATTCAAATTCAAGGTCAAGGCCAAAAAGATAGACTATTTCAAGCTGGTTATTTCAAACAACGACACTGACACCGCCACAGTCTTGTCGATAACTATTCCGGCAAGAACGGGTGGCGAAGTACGTAACCGGAGGTGAATTAAATGGCATTTACTACATGCTCAGTAGCAACAAACAATGTTGCTTCGCTTGACGATTTACCTAATGATGTAGGTGGACTAACCCCTGCCCAGTTAAAGGCAGTGTTCGACCAATTCGGCACTGAGTTTGTGGCGTGGTTTAACGCCACGCATTTGGCTGAATTACCGATTTATGCAGAAGGTGATTGGACTCCAACTTTATATGGTTCTACTACAGCAGGTAGCAATACCTATGCAACGCAGACGGGTAAGTACGTCAAAATAGGAAAACAAGTTACGGCATATGGATGGATAGTGTTAAGTGCAAAAGACGTAGCAATGGCTGGGGATATTAAAATAGGGGGATTGCCATTCACTGTCGGAGCCACCCTGGGTAGTATTTCAATAGGGTATTTGATTAATTTGGATTTTAACGCAGATGAAAATATATTAGTTGGGTATCCTGTTAACTTAACTAATCGATGCGATTTAATGTTTGTTAGGGACAACCTCGCCGCTACCAAACCACAACCTGCACAAATACAAAATAACACGGCAATCATTTTCACGGTACACTATTATGCGGCAAGTTAATTTCTTGAAACTAAAGGTGTAAAACCACAGCCCAAAAGTTGACACCTCCCCAACCCCTATTTCAATTTACCCCCGATGCTGTATAATAGTGGCAAAGGGGGTATTGCTTTATGAAGAAAAGATATTTCAGTATCCTTTTAGTCTTGGCCTTCTTTGTCGGCATGATGGCCGGGGGGGTTGGTTTTGCCGATAATGAATCGGTTAACGTCTGGATCAATGGAGAGCGTCTTAATTCTTCCCCTGGCCCACAACTAATTGACGGACGGGTGTTCGTGCCTCTGAGGGCCGTTTCGGACAGCCTGGGGGCTACTGTGGGTTGGGATGCCGCAGAGAAAACGGCCTATATCGCCAGCCAAGGAGATGCCCTCACAGATATTGAGATTGTGGGGGACGCAGCTTTTAAAGAGGCCATGACCGAGGCCCTGCAGTTGTTAAGGGATAAGTCGCCGGAGGACTATAAACTCATAGGCCAGTATTGCCGGGAGATTATCCTTGACGACAACATGAGAGCACCAGGGACACAGGGATATAATATGGAAATACATTTTCCAAACAATGGCGCAACTGCTGAGACGGCTTGGTGGTCTGCAACTCTCATTCACGAAGCTACGCATATAAGGGATCGATATAACGTAATTACAATCCCAAATAGTGAGGCAGAGGTAGCGGCAATGAAAAAGCAAATAGAAGTTCTCAAGAAGCTTAATGCGCCTCAGTCAATGATTGATTATTGTGAGCAACAAATAAAAAACAGGTGGTGGGAGCAGTCGCCAAACAAAAACCCACTGCTAGAGGAAATACTGAAACAACTTAATTAATCCAATAAAACAACTGGTAAAAGCACCTGAAAGGGTGTTTTTTATTTCCCGAAAAAGGAGGTATTAAAATGGATTGGTATTCTGCAAATAATATCAGAAGGACGAAGTCAAAAACTACCACTTCAACAAGCACACCAAGAGCAAGCAGTTCGAGCAGCAGCCCGAGCGGGTCCATCAGTAGCGGATCGAGCAATCTTTCCGGAATGGTTGTTCCTGGCAGTCCAAGTTCTTCATCAAAAAGCGGGTCAAGTAATAGCTATCAGGGTTACGTAGACCTATTTACTAATCCAGAGGCGCAAAGTGCATGGCCGTTTCAGAGCGTTCAAATGCCTAACGGTCAGTATCCGTCGCTTAGTGATGCAGCAGGTGATTATCAGAGCAGCATAAATCCACCGGTCGTCCCCGAAGTCCCACCGGTAGAGCAATACGACCCAACAGAATACATCAACCAACTCAAGGAGGCGCAAAGAGCATCCAGGATTGCTGCACTGGACAAGGCCAAAACGTCTGCCCTATCCTCCCTGGATACCGAAAAGGCCAATGTTGCCCCGACCTACTACGACAAGCGTAACCAGGCGGCGGCGGCATCTGATGTGGGGGCACTCAACTTCGCGCAGTACATGGCCGCAAGGGGCATAAAGGGAGCAGCCGGGGCCATGCCGGAAATCTATCGGCAGGCGGGACTTCAGGGGCAGATAGGGGCATTGGATAGGCAGGAGGCTTCCGACATGGCAGGCATAGAACGGCAGAGGGCAAATGTCGAGACTGGTTATGCTTCCGATGTGGCGGCGGCAGAGGCTGACGTAGAGGCCCAGGCCATGCAAGCGGCTATTACCCAATACAATGCAAACCGGCAGTATGCTTTGTCCCAGGCGCAGTTAACCGGAAGCTTGGGCGACACCCGGACGCTGGCCGGGCAGGAGTTTGATTATAGCAAATCTTCGAGCAACCCGGCAGTACAGGCGGCAATTCTGGCGAACCGGGCGCAGGAACTGAATAACGCTGCTCAAGAGATTCAGAATTCTTACCTGCCGGATACTCTGAAGCTGCAGGCTCAGCGGCTGAAGCAGCAGGTAGAGGCGGGGGCACTCGACTACGATACCGCCCTGGCGCAGCTTAACCAGATTAAGGCGCAGACTGCTAACTATGGCAGGAGTGGGAGTAGTGGGGGGCTTACGGCCGGGCAGGAAGAATCTAGTCGCAAGGCTATGAATGACTGGGTTACAAAGCAGGTTTTGGAAGACGATAGACTGCTTTCAGACCAGTCAAACTTTGCACAATTGTACGATGCATGGAAAACCATGTATACCAAAATGAACTACGGGGGGTAATGTCATGGCGATACCTAAATGGGCGCAGCAGCACCTACAACAAAAAGTAAATGAGGGATCGCTTAATTATGACGACCTTGGGGAAAATGCCAGAAAAGCATTGCAGAAGCCAACCCCCAAGGCTTCCCCGGCCCCTTCTTTGTCTGGCGGCATGGGGCTGCTACGTCAAAACGATGTGGTGGCCCCTCCGTCTGGAATGGGAGGATTAAGGCAAGCCGAGGCCAGAATGCCGGACGTGCCACAAAGGTCTGCCACTGAGAGAGTCGTTAGGGCTGTTCGTATCCCTTTGCAGAAAATAGGAAAGGTTCCCTCTTTTGGCCTTGGCGGCAGCGGCGGTCTGATTGAAAGAAAAATGTCTGAGATAATGGGAACTGATATAAACCCCACATTGGAACCGGAAACGGGACTTGAAAAAGGCCTTTCCCTTGGCGGTGAAATAGTTGGCTCTGCGGCCCCCATAGGTGGCCTTTATAAACTGTCTGCACCTCTGGCGGCAAGGGTACTGCCCAACTCAACACGACTCCCGGCCAAGCTCTTAAGGGAGGCGGTACCGGGGTCAATATCTATGGGTGCATATGAGGGGCTAACTTCAGCAGCAGAGGGAAACCCTTTGTCCCAGGTGGCCAAGGACACCTTAACCGGGGCCGTAATGGGTGGGGTTGGTGATGTAGTTACCCGGGGAGTTATCAAAGGGGCCTCCCGGCTAATTAAAAACACTCTGTCTAAGCGGGCGCAGGAGGAATCTTTTAAGACTGGGATGGATATAGGGGAAAATTTACCGCAAGGACAAGGCAAGCCAGCACCCATCAAGCCCCCCGACCTGCCAAACGCCCAGGCCATGCCGGTACAAAAGGTGGTCAACGGTCCGGACCTATCCCGCACCGTAAGGAGTGGGGCAAAAACTGTACTTCCTCCCAGGTTAAAGGTGGCAGTGGATACTTTTAGCACACCCAAGAAATTACCGACCCCGGCAAGGCTTAAACTTGCACAAGGACCAATAGGAAAGGAAACAATGTTGCCGGGGAACCAAAAGGCAAGGCAATTCCCCTTAAGCACGGCAAATTCTCAAATTGCTTCTGAGGAGCTTAAAAAGGGCATTTTAAGCGAGGTAAGGCCCGGAGGCAGAGGAGCATATGACCCAATCACATTAAAAGGCATGGACGAGGAGGCAAGGCGGTTCGTTGACCAAAACGCAGAACAGGCGTACAGGTATATAGTTAACGAGCGGGAACCTTCGGCCCTACACACTGCAACCGGTATAAGGCTGATTGAACGCTTCCAAAACGAGGGTAATTATGAACGGGCTATTGATGTGTCCATGTCCCTTGCCGAAAAACTAACCAAGCAAGGCCAGGCCATTTCAGCAGCCCGGATAGTTCAGGCCTTAAACCCGGACGGTGTTTTGGTGTTTGCGCAGAGGCAGATAAACAAGATTAACCGGGAGAAAAAATTTAATACCAAGGATCTGCAGCTTACTCCCGAGATGGCACAGACCCTCAAAGACCTGGCGCAAAGGATGAAGGACGCTACGGACGATGCGGCAAAGCTGGAGGCAAGCCAGGAATTACAGGCCGCTTTAAATAGCCTGAAACCCTCCGGCATAGGTAAGAAGATAGCTACAGGGCAGACCATAGCGCAACTCCTAAACCCAAAAACCATAATCAGAAACGTGGTGGGTAACGAGTTATTCTATCGACTGGAACGGCTTAACAAGTTGGTGGCAACGCCTATTGACTGGGCCAGAACAAAGTTGACCGGAGGACAAAGGACTGTAACCTTCAGCACTGCCGGTCAGGGTGGATATTGGGAAGGTTTTATTAAGGGCGCAAAGGCTGGCTGGAAAGGAGTGAACCCACAGGGAATTACTACACAGTATGATCTTGGACATGGCCCTGCCTTTAACATTAAGGGTAACTTTACTGAAAAGACAATGGCCTATCTGGAAAGGGCCATGGGCGCAGCCCTTAAAGGATTTGACCATGCCGCATATACCAGGGCTAAGAATCAGACCCTTGGAGAACTGGCGACACTCCGGGCATTAAACACCACTGGCAAGGCAGACAGGGCCACGGTAGAAAAGTTCATGCAGGAGGCAAACGACAACCTTCTGAACATTGCCGACCAGTACGGGAAGTATGTTACCTTTCAGGATGACAACATTATTAGCAATACTTTAGTTGGCGTAAAAAGGACATTGAACGCCGGTCAGGACTTTGGCGTGGGCGATCTTCTCCTGAAGTACCCCAAGACACCGGGGGCATTAATAGCCCGGGGATTAGAATACTCTCCTGCTGGATTCCTCCGGGCGGCTTATCAACTGGCAAAGGTTAAGGGTATTTTTAGGGGAACGCCTGACCCGAGGGAGGCAACCTTGGCACTGTCCAGGGCCATAACCGGGACCGTGGGATTGACGGGCGTTGGCTATTTCCTTGCAGACAAAGGGATTATTACCGGAAGTATGGACAAAGATGCCGATGTTAGAGCCTTGCAGCAGCAGACCGGGGAGGGTCCGTACCGGGTGAATGTGTCGGCCCTGACTCGCTGGGTGAGAAATGGCTTTAACCAGATGGATATTACCCCAAGAGAAGGCGACACGATTATTAACTACGACTGGGCGCAGCCGGTAGCAATGGCGATTTCAGCGGGGGCCAACATAGCGCAGTCAATTAAGGAAAAGGCAACTGCAGAGGATGCGGCAAAAGGGATGGCCGGGACGCTGGCCGGGAGCCTTGAGGGAGCAGTAAATACTATTGCAGAGCAGCCGGTATTAAGAGGACTCACCCGCATAGCTCAAGGGTACGACATCGGACAGAGCCTTATAAATGTAGGTAAGGACATACCGTCCAGCTTTACGCCTACCCTTGGAAACCAGATCCGGCAGTTCTTCGATAATACCAGCCGGTCGACCTATGACCCTAACCCAGCCAAGGAGGCACTAAACAAGGCACAGCTAAAAGTCCCCTACCTGGCCGGGAAACTGCCCCCGAACTACACCACGCTGGGACAAAAAAAGGAAACCTACCAGGGAGGCAGCAACAACCTGTTTAACGTGTTCCTGAATCCTTCCTTTGTGAGTGAGTACAAATTGACTCCAGAGGCCCGGATGGTTGTTGATACCTTCAGGGAATCCGGGGAGACAAAACAGATCCCCCGGCTAGTACCGAAGAAATTTATTGTCAGTGGGAAATCGTTTGTGCTTACACCGCAGGAGTACAGCGAGTTTCAGAGGATAGTTGGGGAAATAACAAGGGATAAGTTTTCCAAGATACCGGCGACAGATTCAACAGAGGAGAAGATTGATAAAATGACTGGCATATTGACAGAGGCCGGTAGGGTTGGCAAGGAGTCCATTTTGACGGCAAGGGGCCAGGGATTCAAGAAGAAGGGCGTAGGACTACAACTAAAGTAAAACCGCCCTCATAACGGGGGCGGTTCTCTTTTAAGGGGTGCAGGCCACGCGGGGGTGGCCCTACGTGGTTTTACGGTGCTGTCACACCGTCCTGCATAATCAGAATATCACAAAAGCCCGTAAAAAGGGCAATGAAAAGTTGACACTTTGTAAAATGGGAAATTTGTATCAGGGGGTGGTGTTGTTGACCGAGACTTCAGAAGAAAAGCGCCTAAGGACCCTTGAAAGCAGGGTGGATAAAATCGAAACGAAGGTGGATGGCATGAGTGAAGATATAAAGGAGATAAAAGGTGATCAGAAAAAGCTCCTCTTTGCAATCGGAAGTGCTTTGTTTACAGGCATTGTTACTTTGTGCGTAGCCATTGTAAACCTTCTTAGGGCAACAGGATAGAGGGGGTGATTTGATGCTTATTGTAATTGATCCAGGCCACGGCGGCAAAGACCCCGGGGCAATGGAAAACGGTCTTATCGAAAAAGACCTGACAATGTTCCTTGCCCTCAGAATAGAGGAGAGGTTAGACAACTACGAATGTAATGCAGAAATATTCCAACTACCAAACGTAACAGCGCAAGAAGATATGCAAAGCGTCGTAGATTCGGCCAATGAGAAAAGGGCCGATTTCTTTTTATCCGTACATATTAACTCTGTGAATGACCCAGCAGTAAAAGGATTTGAGTCCTTTATCCATCCCAATAAGACCGGCGACAAAAAGGTTCAAGCTGCTATACATGATGCCGTATCCGAATACGTTTCGGAACATGATATTCCAGACCGTGATATGAAACAGGCGAATTTTAAGGTTCTGCGGGAAACAAAAATGCCTGCTGTCCTTTTAGAGTGCGCTTTCCTGTCTTCCTCTCACGATGCCGAAAGGTTGAGGAGTATACAGTTCCTTGATAAACTAGCTAACGCTATCACATGGGGGATGGTCCAGGCTTTCGGCTTAAAGCCAAAGACAGACAAAGCAGTATTGCAGGAACAGTGCCTTAAGCTGGATATGGAACTTCGGAGACTTCGCCAAGGCATTAGCAATGCAGCAACGACACTGGCTGCGCTGATGGGATGATTTAATGAGAAAGGATGATATTATGAAGATTTTCTTCGATACTGAATTTACCGGACTGCATAAGGGAACAACCCTTATCAGCATTGGTATGGTGGCAGAGGATGGGCAAACATTCTATGCTGAACTTACGGACTATGACAAAAAGCAGGTGGACCCGTGGATAAAAGAAAATGTCATTGCCAACATGGCTTGGAGCATTGGCGATCTTTATCGAATGGCCGATGTTATTTGTCACAACAAAAAGGGAACAGTCTCCCATGAAGTAAGCAAGTGGCTCTCTCAATTTGACAGCGTTGAAATGTGGTCTGACTGCCTTGCCTATGATTGGGTGCTATTCAATGATCTGTTCGGCCATGCATTCAATATCCCTAAGAATGTGTACTATATACCTTTTGACATTTGCACCTTGTTTAAACTGAAGGGAATTGACCCGGACATTAACCGGGAGGAATTTGCAGGGATGCAGGGAGCCAAGCATAATGCCCTTCATGATGCCAAAGTCATTAAGGCTTGCTATGAAAAGTTGATGGTTTAGGGGGTGATCCCCATGCGGTCAAAAACGAACCAATAAAAATATATTTAAGGAGGAAAAGAAAAATGGAAGAAAACAAAGCATGGTGGCAGTCCCGTGCAGTCTGGGGCGGGTTGGTCGCCCTTGGCTCTGCGGTGGCCGGAGCGTTCGGAATCTATGTTGACGGCGCAACACAGGAGGAAATTGCAAACTACATTGTCGTGGGAGCTGGGGCCGTGGGTGGCCTCGCTGCTATTTATGGGAGGCTGAAGGCTGAGAAGAAGATAGGGAAGTAGGTGGTGACCACCTCACTATTTTTGGACTCATAAACAACCTCAAACCCTTTGCACATAAGAAGTATTTATTGGTGACCCCCGTTACGGCGGGGGTTATTTTTTTGTCTTGAAAAAGTTATGCATATGTGATACAATAATGGTGGAGGTGATAACGTGAAAGTAAAGTGTGGCCGGGAAGAATTTGATGTCAACTCGAAAGATATTGTTATGTATAATGGGTCCTGTTATCAACTTACTACCAAGAGAACAGGCAAGCATTGGCATGAATGGCCTCCCGTTATTGCAAAAGCAAGGGCTAGAAAGATGATAAAGGACGGTGTTTTGACCCTTACAAAAGAACATCATGGAATGGGACTACAATATTACAACTTTAAGGAGATCGCCCAATGACCCCAAAAACCAAAACAACAGAATTTCCCCCTGTCCGGGTATCAGAAAAACTGCGCCAGGAAACAGAGGATTGCGCCGAGCATGAGCAAGAGAATTTGAGTGAGTACATCAGAAAGGCTGCGGAGGAACGGAATAGGCGAGTGCGCCGCGACAAGAGGAAGGAGGGGAAGCCTTGAGTATTGAGATAAAGGCGTACAAATGTAAAACGTGTGGAGATATTTATGAAGAAAAAATAAAAGCAGATAATTGTTGCAAATGCACTAAATGTAAGCATTATATCGGTAGGTTTGATAGAAAGTCTCATTGGGTGCATTGTGTTTGTGGGTACACCTGTGACAGTTATTCCAGTAGCGGAAAAGAAGGAACATATAATAGGTATGAAGGAGTTTTTTGATGGCTACCGCAAAACCCAGGGGAAGGGGTGAGGATTTGAAACAGCACATAAGCAGTGAGCAACTTCAGGAATTGAGTCCGGAGCAATGGGTTGAGTTAAAACGGTGGTGGAAGCCACAGCAATTTGACGTGTTTGTTTTTGGCAACTGCGGTACTAGCGTGGTTACTGCTGGCGTTGACATGAATGGAATTTTGTGGGGTACAGGTGGAGGATTTAAATTAGAGGACTGCCTCCCCCTTCTCTCCATCGGCCAGTGCATTGAACTGCTGAATGCAAAGAAGAAGCAAAATGAACACTTGGAAATTCATGCTCCTATAGGTCTTATAAGTCTGTGGATTGTGTGGTATGCAAATGGAGAATTCCCTGAAAAATACGAGAACGCTGAATTCATCGACGCACTATTTGAAGCACTAAAATCAGTCCTATGAGGGCAGGGAGGAGGAGGGGGTGAGGATTTGATTGTATGTAAAAAGATAAGGATTGAAATAGATCAAGAGGATAAAGATGCCCTTGAATTTATGCAACGTAAGTGTCGCGGATTATATAATTGGTGGATAGGAAGACTGAAAAACGGTGAAAAATGGCATCTATACGAAGCAAAATTGTCACTACAAGAGAGCAGGAAACATGACCCGGAATTAAATAATGTTTATGGAAAACTATTGGCAGAAGTTTACTTCCGCATAGATGGTGCTATGGAAAGATTTTTTCATAGATTAAAGGAAAGTGATGGCAAGGCAGGTTTTCCCAGATATAGATCAAGGCATGAATTTTTCACATTAATTTATCCGGCAATGTATGTAAAGATAAATAATAAAACAATGGTGTTGCCTACTGGCGGTAAGGGTAGAAATAAAAAATATAAAAATGTCCTTGCGAAATTGACCGAACAGCCCCCGGAGAAATTCAAAGAATTAGCGGTTTCAAAAGATTCTCGCGGGAACTATTATTGTTCTTTTGTGCATGAAAGGTCAGAAAATCCAGTAGGTAATATTGGTGTAGTTGCTTTTGATTTAGGAATTAAAACGCTGGCTACGGGTATCAATGATAATGGTAGGATGTATAAGATTGGTGGTTTTAAGGGATATCGCTGGTACAACCGCCAACTTGATAAAGTACGTTCTAAGCGCGACAAGTGCCAAAAGGGTTCAAGGCGTTATCGCTTCTTATCCCAGGTATATAAGCGGGTGTCAGAAGAGAAGCATAACAAACAGAATGATTCACTACATAAGGCCAGCCATCTTATTGCCAATAAACTGGCTGAAAGTGCTGTTGTCATTGGCGATCTGTCTCAAGAACAAATGGTGGCGAAGTCCAAAAACAGGAATAAAAACCGGGCAGTTAAAAACGATTGGGGACTTTATAAATTCACCAAAATGCTGAATTATAAGTGCATGCTATATGGTAAAAAATTACATGTGATAAGTGAAAGAGATACCTCTAAAACTTGTCATAAGTGCGGCCATATTCAGGCAATGCCACTATATAAACGCACTTATAAATGCCCGGAATGTGGTTTAGTAATGGATAGAGATGAAAACTCAGCTATCAATATACTGAACCGGTTTCTTGCCCGGCTAGGGCCACATACCGCCTAAAACGGTACGGTGTACTGCGGTAAAACGCAGAAATCAATATGTAGAAATACATTTGAAAGGCAGGCCCCCAATGAACAGGAGAATTTATGATTATTTCAAGGCCAAAGGAATAGAGGTGGGGGTGGGGGAGTGAAGTGGCTTAAAAGGTTGTTTTGTCTGCACCGTTACGAAGAACATTTCCCTCAGAGGTACGGCAGGTTAGGAATGACCGAATGGGAATGTATTCATTGTGAAAAAAGAATTCTCCTTGATAATTGGAAACAACCCTTTAACTTATCATGACCCTACCTAGGGTCTTTATTTTTGCCCCTGGCCGGAGAAAACCTGTTCGGTGGTGTGGTGGGGTGGGGAAAGGAAAACCCCCGGAGTGATCCGAGGGCTTTTTAATATGAAGAAAAATTAGTTTTTGAATGCTACTGCATTACTACTGCATTACTTTTCGTATCCCCGATCCCTGAAAGGCTGGTGGGTGCAGTAGGATTTGAACCTACGACCCCTACCGTGTCAA